CGCGATACTTCAATAAGATTACGATTACATTTTACATGGGTACAAAAGATAGCGACTACTGTCACTAACAAAACTTCCCTGTAATAATCCTTTCGGATAGAAAATTATTGAAGATGATTGTGACAGCACAAATCGCGCATTTGAACTCCTAAGAGTCGGGTCCATCGTACAAACCCGTTTTGACCAATAAATTGATCGCAGTTTTTAATCATTTTGATAGAACTTACATAAACTATCATCTAACCTTCAGCCTTTCGACCGCTAATGGGACGGACGATTAGATTTCCGCAATTACCCGGAGTAACGATTATCTATAAAGAAAAATTAAACTATATAAATAATAATTAAACCGGAACCGGTGGTGGAGCCCACTAAGGAGCTCCCAGAGGTGTATTCGTAGAATACAGTGATGGTACATTCAAGAAGAATTGTAAAGAGAAATCCTCTCCAGCACTAACATAACTATGAAGAATTAATTCATCAGGGTCAAAATTATTAGCTGGTTGAGTAAAAATTTCCAAAAACAAATTATCCTGGTTTGAATCATCAAAAGTGGTACCTGTGGTACCAAATTCAGGTGAATTCAATTGCCATTTATAACGACTATACATAGGAGCCGCTACAGATAAGGACGTTTGTGTCCGTGTATTTGTTAATCCCATACCAGGTGTGCAAGAAGAAGTGTTCGGAGCAATTAATTTTGACTTTTTCTGATCTCTAGTATCAGTTGCAGGTATATTATTTGCTGTATATCGAACACCACCTATGCTAAGTGGATATCTCTTTATGGATAAATGCTCAAGGTATTGACCTCCTGTTACATTAAATGTCCAATTAATTGAACCTCTCATGGAAATAAAAGCTTTCCGAAAATAATTCAAATAGGACACAGAATTGAAATTGAATGGTGAATTACCACCACCAATCAGATCAACAGCTGAATCTACTCCATTAATATCATAACCACTATAAAGTGGTGTCCTTCGGAAGAGAATACCTATTACATTAATAGCAGAAGTCGCATCGGACAACCACATATCATGTCTTGATAGAGTTTTTCTTCGCATTAATTGAATAACATCAATAACATTCTCTCCTCCATATTCTTCAAAGAAATCATCAGAAGTTACTGTGCCATCAAAAAGAGGCATAGCTGGTTTTCCTTCAGCATACTTCGATAAAGATTGAACCACATAACTTTGATAATGTGGAATGTTAGTAGGATTTGAAACAATTAGATTCTCAACCCATGTGCTAACAACCACTGTTATGTCTGCAGAAGCAACTGGTGAAGTCTGTTGTGTTAATGTCCTAATAGTCAATTGACCATTATCTGTTGTAGCACTATTAGTACTACCCGCAGCACCATAACGTGCCGCATTAACTTTACTAACTTCCATCATTGCAGTTGATTTCAGATATGGAACCTTAATAATGACATCAACATCTTCACTAATATCTACAATTCTATTGTAATTAGTGGCAGTTGTATCTGGAATTAAATCCAGATCATCAGTTGGATCCCATGTTATTCGTACTCTCCCTCTGTGATAGGGAGAACAGATAAATCTAAATCTGAAAACTACATCACCTCTCCAATAAAGGAATGGACGCGTCAACCAAGCAGCTGGCGTAAGATTAAAAATAGCAGCATCACCAACACCTTCTACATCCATCAAATTGGGAGAAACAGCCGCAGCCCACAACAAACTGTTGAAGGTTTTGGTAGCATCCCAAGTGAATTGTGTAAGGTAAGATTCTCTCGCAGCTAGAGCAGCAATTCGAGTATCACTTCTAGCAACTATATCAGCAGCTCCTGGACTCTTAGTCAAGGAACATTTCGGATCAAATGTTAATTTATCCCGAGGTTCTGATATTTCTGTAGAAGAAAATCCATGAAATGGTAAACTCTTAAACCCTGTGATATCCCTAATAATAGGATTATCAGTATATCCACAAGTTTTTGCTGCTACTGAAAGAATCTTGGCAGCTGAAGAAATACCACGTGCTGCAACTGCGGTCTTTTCAAATCCAAGTGCTCCTGCAGCTGTTGCTCCAACACCTGCATATTGAGCTAGATCTCGTAATGGTTCGGAAATAGTTCCAGCAGTGCTTGAAGTGAATTCTGCCTTCGAAGCAACTTTACTAGTTGTACTTGATTTTGGCATATCACATTGGGCATTTGATATATTAGCAGTAAGTGGTTGTACATTACCAGATCCTTTTTTAACAGAAGATTGTAAAACAGGATCATTAGTAGGACCACATAGATATACATTTTCAGCCCAAGCATAGACAATAACATCACAATCAGTACCAGCAACAGAATTTGCATTTTGAAGATCAACGAATGTACGTAGATCTAAAGAACCCATATTGGTAAAATCAGTTGCACTTTTCAATTCTAACCATGTTTTTGGATAAATGAAAGGTGCAGTAATAACTCCTCCTCTAGACTCTTGCGGATATAACCATACAAGTGGTCGTTGAGAATAAGGAATTAAATCTGTAGTTGTACCATCTATAGGCGCAGAATTAGTGCTTGGTAAAGGATTATAAATAGCAGCAGCCAAACCATAATAAAAAGGTGAAGCATTAATCAAAATTTTGATTTTTAAATCACACTTTATATATGCATAGTTTTCTAACTTATTCTTAATAGCTGTAGTGTCGAAAAAATTGAGCCATACAGGCACATTAAGATTCAAACCAGCTCCTACAGACCAAACTGTGTTATAAACAACTGTTGGCCTACTCAAAAATTTTGCTAGAGAGGCATCTGCTTTATAAGCATCCATTGAAATATCAGAAGTGTAAGTTTCTGGTTTCAGATCAGTACCAGGAGAATCATCCATAAAAATGGTAGTCTCCTGTTTCAAATGAGCCTGTGCTTCACTACTGATCTCATTTTCAATCGTTGCTGATTGTGTCACAGCATTAGTAATAATACGTAATGGTTGTGAATTTTGTCGTCGCAAATTAACAGGACAAGAGAGCGCGCGACTGCCGCTCCCTGCCTCAGAATTTAACCAATTCTGAACGGTTCGTTGTGAATCTGGTGATACAACGAGCTCCACCGTATTTCCTTTAAGACAGTTGTTTCCAGGTAAGTTTATTTATAGACTACTACACCTTATACCTTTACAGTGTATCGTCTTGTTCGGTTGGCCATCAGCTTAGACCATCTCTAAATAGAGATTTTGGGGAACGCCCTAGCAGATAAAACAATAGGTCCATGCTCCATGTTGGAGTGAACTAATCTTCAATGGCAGTAACTACCTATTGTTGAGTTATTTTGGTTAAGACTATAACTCACTAGCCTATACAATACATTTTAATACATCTAGCGCTATCTGGAAGCGTATACAACCTTCTAATAATTATATGGGGTATTAGAGAATCCCGTTGTCGCCCTACTCCTTAGCAGGGATATCTCAAGGTTTTGCTTAACTTTTCAGCTCTAGCAAAATACTCTTGTGACAACAGTTCATAAGATTTAAGATGGCAATCATTTTCGAAAGATTTAAGATCATTTTCATCAATAATTTGTCTAAATATCTTATGCCATTTTTCGAATGTAGTTCTACCAAAATGGAAGAACTTAAGATTCGCACCAGAAATTATTTCTAGCATTTGCTGTTCCTTGGTAATTGATTTAGATCGAACCCAAATTAACAAACTACGAAATATGGAATTCAGTTCAATAGGAGCCATAACATGTCCAATATTATCATCAAATTTGAAGTATCTTTTTAAAAAAGTAACTTGCGAAATATGAATGTAAGGAACACTTTCAGCTTCTTTATCGGCCATAGTATAACCTATACCCATTGTTTCATATACTCGTTGTATTGAAGTGTGATTAAACCAAGGAGCTTTCTTTTTGTTAACTCCAAGGATATTATCATCACCGTATACCATCAAACGTACATTTTCTTTAAAAGAATCACATTCATGTTCGGGGTTCAACATATGATAAGCGTATCTATTGTACAGACAATTAACAAGACCATTTAAAATGACTGTTAATGCATTACCTGAGGGATTTTTCCCAATAAATTCCACTAAATCTCCGTTGAAATCTGTGAGAGAATAAATTAAGTCTTCACGTACACCATGTTGAATTTTTAGATCCTCCTCAGTGTAATTGCCAGATAATTCAATAATGTAATCCAAAATGTCAAACGCAGCATGTAAAAATACTGCTTTCATTGTTTTATCATAATTGACAAAGTCCCCAGCGACCATACTATCATCACCCAGTTCAGTCATGTATTTGTACAAATCATGCCATTCAACTGAATCAACATTGATACCAGGAGCATTTTCAAAGATGTAACGATTATTTTGCATGAAACGTACAACTCCTAAATAATACTTACGTACTATAAATGTGTTATCAAATGATGCACCACAAAATATTCTCGTTTTCTTCATAGCTCTCTTCTTCTGAGAGATTGGTTCATCTTTCAAATGGGCTTTATACATGAAATGGTATCTTTCATCATTCTTGTATCTACCCAAAGCTTCTTTAACTCTTCCTTTCAATTCATCATTGATATCAACAGGATCTAAAGTTTGCCCTCGAGCTGGTACACTCTTTATGAAATATCTTTTACTTTTATTCCAAGGAGGTCCAACTGATGTATTCCAATTAGCTTTGTCAATAAACTTCACTCCAGGAGCACCATTGATAGTTTCGAAATCAGACAAGATGTGTACCTGTTCCACCAATTGCTCTGGATCACTAAGTACTCGAATATCCCTTTTAAAAGACTCTTTTACTGAAAGTAAAACATCAGTTCGTACAAGTGAATCACATTTGACCATCTCTTTCAATCCAGTCGTCCACACTTCCCAACCTGTCATTAAAGGCTGAGTGTATTTTGTAGATAAACCCAAATTTCTGAAGACATCATACAAGATAGTGTGTTCTACTCGTGTCTTGGGTTTTGTTCTGAACTTGGGAGTTGAACCATACACCGTCAGTGTTCCTTCTTCTTGAAATCGCACTGGTGATTTTCGATCCAAATCTCCCAAAACAAATTCTGCTGTTTCACTTTGTAAAACTGGTGCTGACGCACTAGTTTTTCTCGTAAAGCGTTCTTCACACATTTTGATATATTTTTCATCAAATCTTAGAGTTATTGAATTTCCATGAGCAAGAAGAGCATGAATACCACCAATTACAAAACCAAGCTCGGATTGCAAAATAAGTGGTGCTCCACAATCTCCATACTTTGTTTGTTCTTTTGGTCGAACAACAATTGAATTTTCAACAAGGATACTACAGTCAATAAATAAATTATCAACTTCGTAATTGCAATTTCGAAAAGTGTTAATATCAACATAACCAGCATTGTCTCGAACGGCTAAAAAACCCGGACATTTTGCTGCAAATGAATCTTTGATCAAATATTTTCTTAAATCTTTCTTTGGGGGTAAACATAAAAGCTCAACAAAAGCCAAATCATTCTTTGAATCAAAAAATAAAACATCTGCTTTAGTTATACAAGTTCGAACGTTTCCATTAATCCCTTTTGCTTGATTGTTTTGTATGATATCAAACATATAATTTAAATTCTTTTCTAAGAAATGTCGATTACATGCATAAATATGTCCATATATACAAAAAGCAAGATTATTCATCACAGTGTTACCATTCTGAACATTCATTTTGACGATATTCTTTTCAATCAAACCACGAAAAGTAGATTGATCCATACCTTTTGTTGAAAGGTTAGCTGGTTGCATATCAAACGAATTTAAAACAAAATCGTTTTTATACCAGATATTTTCTCTTTCATCTTCAGTTTTAGTCGAACATTTTTTACCTTCAACGCCAGTAAAGGATTGAAACACAGCATATTGGGTTTGGATTTTATAAATTGCCAAACAAGCAGCAGCTATAGAAACAAACATAGATAATTGTTTCGGTTTCTTCATTGCTGCTTCAGCTTTTTTACCTAAATAGGTCATGAAAATTTTAGGATCAGCATTCGACATTCTGTTAAAAGACATCATGTTTATCAAAGCATAATTCATTCTGTTCATTAGATATGTTAGACACCATCTTTCTATATACTCTTTAATAGAGTAAAAGAACGATAATATTGCAGCAAAGAAAGCCCAATACCAAATGAATCTATTAGCTTGATCAAGTCGTTGTATAAAACTTTGAGTTTTACAAGTACACATATTCATTGGCATTTTGCAATAACACAATTGAACATCTTGCAATCCATTCAAAGAATTAATCATTACATCTTGACTCTTATTATGATCATCAATAGCTTTAGAATACCAAATTAGAAATTCTTCCAAAGAAGCGTTTTCTAAAATATCAATTTCAGTAGCCAATTTCTTTCTGCGATCACTAGCTTCTCCAGCTATAGGTTTCACAATGCTTACACTCCAATTCCAGTAATCAGGAAATTGACCTGGAGTAGATTCTGGAACCTTAGTTGAGTCCAAGGTAACAGCATTTTCATGACGATATTCCTGTTTCACAGTAGCTGATACTATAAAAGGAAATCGACGTTGTGCTGCACTAGGACAAGCAAAATAATGATGTGCATTCAAATTTCGAGTATTAGTAGTACCTATAACCAATTTTGCTTTTAAAGGTGTTTTACCTTTATTTTCTAAAGCCGCTTGATTTGGTACATACGGAACTGCATTAATGATTTGAAGGAACTCCATACACGAAGGATCTCCACCTTGAGCAATGTCTGGTTTCATAAATGCAATATCATCAAGTATGATAGTATGCATATAGGTACAGAAATTGTCCCAAAACTCAGCAAAAGCGTTTTTAGTATAACGATAAGTAGAACAAGTTCTTAAACCGTTGCTAAGCGCAAAATAGATACATAATATATCTAACACAGTCGTCTTACCAATACCTGAATCTCCCTCCACAAGTAAAGAAAAAGGAACCTTTCTAGGTTCTCTAGCTCTTCTCTTTGTATTGTAATCAAGTTTCATGATTTCTAGCTCTGAGAGCATTTGCATAAATGTAAGCTTTTCTTGTTTGTTAAGATGTTTTGAAAATTTCTGAATACATCGTCCTTTTTCAATGGTATCTTCCAAATCAGCTAAAAAGCTACTTTCAACAAAATCAGGATTCTGATCCATTTCTCTAAATTGCATCTTCAGAGAAATAAATTTATCAGCCCATTCACCATATTCTGCACCATTGTGCAGTATTCTGTCAACTCTTCCAGTCATGTAAATTTCATATCCCTTTTCGCCAATAAAGGTTAAGGTATCTAAAATTACATAAATTAAATCAACATCTGATTTGTATTTTCGTCTTAGAGCAACTTCTTCCATCTTAGTATATCCAAAGGATCCAAAAGAGAAAACAGAATTGTCATGGGAAACCTTACAAAGAACATAAATGATAAATTTTTTAATTTTAATATATAATTCTGATTCTTTTATTTTATCATAATTTCCCAAGAAAAGACGAAAATCTTTAAGTTTCTCAAAACTTTGTAAAGTTTCCACTTCTTCATCTTGAGGATTTACATTAAATAGATTCTCAAAATATGTGGCTAGATCAGATTCAATAACATGTTGAGTTAAAGATTTGGTACTCATCATTTGAAAGTAACCAATACTGCAGAAGAAAATATCCACTATAGTAGTGGATCTCTTCAACATAGCAACATACCAGATCGTTTGTTCAATGAGTTTTTTATTTTCATTCGATATTTCAATTTTAAGACTTTGTACAACAGAATTGACATAGACTTTATTGATTTTTGGATATTTTCTAGATTCCATAGATCGTGCGATATTATTCTTAGTTTTCTTTTTATATTCTTTCGCTTGTATTGGTCTAAAATCGATAAGAGACTTATCGAATACTACACATAGGCAGCATAAACCGAAAAAACTTAAAATTAATTTTGAGTAGATTATACCCAAAACAAATAAAAAGTTGTAAGGGAAACCAATGTAATAAATCACTACTTCAAGAGTGATAGAATACACAAATCCAACACAGCAGAAAAAGTCAAATCTTTGAAGATCAGTCATAGTTTCCATTGCGGTAAATTTATTGCACCAACGAATGTTTTTTAAAACATACATTGATTTACCACGGTAGATCAATTCTATATAGTGACATAACATCACTGAACCAACATAGAGAGAAAAAATTAAAAGAATTTCGGCTATAAGATTCATAGATGTTGCGAAAATCATAAAGAATACGCAAAAGTAAAATGAAAAGATAGCTGGTCCATCACCAGCATTATTGGAAGAATAACCAACACCAAGTTGGTCAGAATGATGAAATACATAAAAAGATTCATCTCTAGATAATAGAGAATCAATATAATATTTATTTCTTTGATCATTTCTTGAACCATTAATCATCCAATCATAAAATCCTTGCGGTTTCTTTCGTTGTTTTTGTTTTTTAGTTTTTCGTATATTCGATAGACTCAAGGCCATTGTCGAAATTTTAAAGTTTTGTTTTTTTATTTTGTTTTTTAGAGAAAAAAGTATTTTTGAAGTTAATAGTTAAATTAGACATAAGTGTTAAACAACTGGTCACGCAGCTATACCTGGGTATATTGCCCAGAACTTACCAGCATAAGTTCCAACAACACTAAATTACTAAAATTAATTTTCATTCTTTCGAGGTAATTTTCCTATTCACTAGCCCTAGCAGGGTTCGTTATCGGGATCTTCTCGAAATATCAAATTATTTGTTCACTTAGATTATGTTCCTGCGAACATCTTCTAAAAGATGAGGATATTTATTATTATTATCGAACTATACAATCAGTTCGTTTTAATTCCGTTATAAATACGTAAGATCGGAATTGTCATTCAATTATAAAGTTTTATTCTTTACGACAAAATAAAAGACGTTTGAAGTTAAGGGATTTCAAACCAATCATGTTAGAGGATGTACTCTTAATGTATAAAAATTCGTAATTCATTTCTCAAAACATTTTCTTAATGTTACAGAGAAAAAGAGATTGACACGGTAATGAATCGTAAGATGTCACTACAATGGATCTCTAAAACAAAGTAAATTATAACCTGAAAAAGATAGATTTACTAAATTTAAATACATATAATATTCCAATGCCTTATAGTTAATTGTTTAAATTATTATCAAAGGCGCAGCGTCGACCATAAAAATGGTCACGTATAAATGCGGGGAAATAC